GCTCGGCGCGCACGGCGCGTCGGGTCCTCAAGGTTTGCAAGGCCCCGCCGGGCCGCAAGGAATCCAAGGTCCTGCCGGTGTCGATGGCGCTCCCGGCGCTGACGGCCCCACGGGTCCTGCTGGTGCCACGGGTCCTGCCGGAGCCACGGGTCCTGCTGGTCCTACGGGTGCGACAGGTGCGACAGGTGCCACGGGTGCCACGGGTGCCACGGGTGCCACGGGCCAAGGAGTGCCATCGGGCGGAACTCGTCTTCAGGCCCTCCGAAAAAATTCTTCGACAGACTACGACTATAGCTGGCGGACTGACGACTGGTTCTACATGCGCGAGTCGCTCGGCATTTACGGCGGCGGCGCTCCGTTCACGGGTTACGGTGACACGTTCACCGGTTCGGCGTCGTCTTCGTCCACGGTCGTTCCGGATTCAGATACGCTTTCCGGAACTCAGTTCGGGACGAGCGCGGTCGCGAACAACGTCGCGTCGTCTGTGTCGAGCACGACGGCGTATTATGTTTTCAACCATCGGACGCACTTCACTTCAGTCATTCAATGGGACAGCAATTCGTCGGTGCGATGCTGGACCGGGGTGACGACGGCCAATGCGGCCACGATGGGAGCGAGCGATAATCCGGCGGCGTCGAGCTATTGCGCGTTCCGCTATTCGACGGCAGCGGGCGATACAACTTGGAAAGCCATCATCGCAAACGCGGGAACTCAGACCATCGTGGACACGGGAATTGCGTTAGCCACGGTGTCGGTAGCTTTTTCAATCGAGTGGGATGTCGCCGCAACCGAAGCGCGCTTCTACATCAACGGAGTTTTGGTGGCGACGGCGTCCGGCGCGAACTTTCCGCCGCTGTCCAGCCTCGCGGTTTTTGGTTCCTACCTGACAACTCTCAGCGCGAACGTCCGGACATTCAAGGTCTCCGTCCAAGGCATTCGCCAAGGGGTAATCTAATGGCCAAGGTCACTGCATATAACGAGCAGACTACGACGCCCGACCGGGCGTATTGCTTCATGTCTGTCGAGCAGCCGAACGGAAGTTTCCGCATCAAGAAAATTCTCTCGACTCGGGTCGGCGCAGTCGGCGCGCAGGGTATCGCGGGCATTCAAGGGCCGCAGGGTCCAGTCGGCCCGCAAGGAGCGGCTGGCGCTACTGGTGCCACGGGTGCCGCTGGTCCTGCCGGTGCCACGGGTCCTGCCGGTCCTGACGGCGGAACGGGTCCTACGGGTTCAACCGGCGCTACCGGCGCTACCGGTGCCACAGGTGCCACGGGTGCAACCGGCGCGGCGGGTGACGGCTTGATTACTGGCGGCGCGAAGGGTGACTTTTTGCGCAAGCTCACGGCGACGGATTACGCGACCGGGCATAAGCGACCCAACTTCGACGGCGCGGTGCATGGTCAGTGGTCGGCAACAAATCCGGGCACCCCCAACTTCGGAAATTCGTGGGGTTCGTCCGGCGGCGTGTTTCGAGTTCCGCCCGACGCCAACTCACTTCCCGCGTTCCTGTTTTCGACGACGGCAGTCCTGAATAATTCGACGATTATGCAGGGCTCGACGCCATCGCTGGACATGGCGTTTCGCGCGCGTTACGTCTTCATCCATCGGTTGAATCAGATTACTCTTTGTTCCTGCTGGATGGGAGTTGGAAACGGCGTGTGCTGGGCCGGTGGCGGTCTTCGCGACAACGACAATCCGTCGAACGCGGTCAACCCCTATCGTTATGCCTGCTTCCGATTCTCGACGGCGGTTGGAGATACGACCAACTGGGCAGCGGTGACGGGCGACAACGGCTCCCAGACGATTGTCGATACCGGAGTCGCGGTCAATACGACTCGGCCACAAGCCTTCTTGATTGAGTGGGACCGGAACCCGACTGAAATTCGTTTTCATATCGACAACGCGCTCGTCCACACTGCGACGACCAATCTTCCGCCGGTCGGCACGCTAATGGTGAGCGGTCATTCACTCCGGACGTTGACGGCGGCTATTAAAACTGCTGATTTGTCGTCGATTAAATATCGTCTCTATCCTTACGCTTGACGCGGAGCCCGAAACCCCAACTTATTCCTTTATGCCAGACAAGTTCCCCATCGACCTCGGAAAGAAACCTTCGGGAGAGTGTTGCCCGTGCCCGTCGAGCCCCAGCGGCGAGTATTACCCGTGCTTGTATATCGACTTGGACGAGTCCATCGACTTTCCGGCGTCGGGCGTGATGACCGTCCGGTTCGTGCGCGAGCGCGAGACCAACACCGTCAGCAAGGGCGGCAAGGAGTCTCAATCGGTCTCGCTCGAAATCAAGAAGATTCTCTCGGTGAAGGCGGACAAGATGGCCGACGAAGAGCCTGAAGAGAAGAGCGAAGAAGTTCTCGACCGCTACATGAAGGAAGCGGAGGAGAAGGAATAATGATTATCGTCGAGGACATCTACGAAGACGCCAAAGAAATCTTTGGTATCTGCAATCAGCGCCGACTGTTTACACTCATTACGGATTCGATTGAGCTACTCGCCAACAAGGGCGAGGTTGACCCGCTCATCGGTTACGTGGACATTTGCGTTGACGGCGAGTGCGTGACTTTGCCCCGTGAAGTCGAGACGGTTCTCGGCGTGAACATCGGCGGACGCCCGGCTCTGGGTCACGATGAAGTTTTTTCATTCCACTTGAACGGCCCCGGCGACTTCAAGACGTCGTGCAATTATTCGTGGTATAACACCGGAGCTTTTCCGACCTACCGCGACTTGCGTTGCGCGTCGAAATTGATTGCTTTTCTCGACAGCGAGGAAGACACCGGAAAACAACTTTGGGTGCTGGGATTCGACGACCAGAATCGTCCGCTCCGCACGAAGATTGGCGACACTTGGCGCGACGGCTTGCTCGTGCCCACGGTCTTCGGTTACGCGCTCCCGGATTCGTCCGCGCAGAGCGTTTCTCGAATCACGGGCATCATCAAGGACCCGACGGTCGGAAACGTCCGCCTGTCGAGCTTCGACAACTCCACTTTCACGGGCACGCTTCTCGGCGTGTTCGAGCCAGACGAAACCGTTCCGAGTTATCGCCGCATTCGCATCAATCGCGGTTGTGACTGGATTCGTCTGATGTATCGAAAACGGTCGGCGAAAATCATCGCCTTGAACGACCGCATTCTCTTGCACTCGCGCATCGCGCTCGTGCTGGCCATGCGCGCGGTCAAGAAATACGCCGAGTCCGACCTCGCCTCTGGGTTGCAGTTCGAGGCACAGGCCACTCGACTCCTTACGGAGCGCGAGAACTGTGTCACGAGCCCAACCGCGAACCCGATTCAAGTCGAGCATCGCACGGGTATCACGTCCGAAGACGTCATCGACTAATTATGGCTCAAGGCAAAATTCCAGAAGCCGATTTCTCGTTCATCCTCGGCCAGAATAGCAGCATTGACCCGGTGCAGTTGCCGGGCGGTTTCTATTCTCGCGGTATGAACGTGGTGAATCGCGGCGGCATCATCCAGTGCCGCCCCGGCTATCGCTGCCTCACGGCGCTGCCGGACGGTTTGCTTCAAGGCTTCCACGTCTTCAAGCCGAAAATCGGTGTGCCGATTGTCGTCGTGGCGGTCGAGGGCCGTCTCTACGTTTGTGAGTTCCCCTACGGCGGGTGGCGTTTGATTGAAGGCATTACGATGTCCTCCATTGTCGGCCAAGTCTATTTCCAACAGGTCGAGCAGGCGGTCGTCGCGAACGATGACGGCTCCATCTCGTTTCTCCCGAACCCGAAGAACCTCCTAATCATTCAGGATGGCGGATTCTCGGCGGGCGTGTCTTTCGACGGCACTTCGTTCGAGGCACAGCGCGGAATCGGCAAGCTCCCAGTGGGCGGGCCGATGGCGTGGGTCGGCGACCGGCTCTGGGTCGCGCGCGGCTCCCGCGTGTGGGCGTCTGACCTCGGTAATCCGCTCGCGTTCGTCGAGTCGCAGTATGTGTCCGGCGCTGACTCGCTCGTGTTCCCGGATACGGTGACGGCCCTCGCGACAAACCCGGCAGTCCAGACAGGACAGCTTTTCGTTTTCACGGCTACGACTACGAGCATGGTTCAAGCGGGCGTTCGCGCCCGTTTGCTCTGGTCGCAGACTCCGGATTTCCAGAAGGAAATTTTCAAAGTCGGTTGTGTGTCGCAGCGTTCAGTTGTGGCGCATCACGGTTATCTCTGGTGGTTCAGCAATTACGGGCTGACATCGTTGGACTCCGCCGCGCAGACCAACGTCACTTCCGCGTTGCCGTATCAAGACGACGCGATGACTGACAGCAAGGCGCGACTCTCGGAAGACTTGTCAGGCGTAGCTTGCGTGGCTTTCGAGAATTATTTGCTCGCGAGCGTTCCTCACGCCAGTCACTACAACACGCATACGTGGGTCCTCGACCAAGCCCCACTCAAAGTCGGAGGCAACGAGCCGCCCGCGTGGAATTCATTTTGGACCGGCACTCGTCCTGTGCAGTGGGCGTCGGAAAATATCAACGGACGAAACCGTTGCTTGTATATCTCGGCAGACGTCGATGGAGTGAACCGTCTCTGGGAAGCGTTCATGCCCGACCGGCGCGACGAAGGTTGCCCTATTACTTGGTGGGTCGAATCGCGCGGCCTCAACAACAAGCAGCCGGGCATCTTGAAAGACTTTCGATACGCTGACATCTTCACCACGGAACTCGAAGGTCAAGTCGATGTCGCGGTCTTCTGGGCGGGCACGTATCGCGGGCCTTACAAGCGCATCATGACGAAGCGCATTCTCGCGTCCGTCGCACCGTTCACCAGCGGAGTTGAAATCGGGCCTGACGACATTCTGTTCTCGTCGAAGAAGCAATCGCGGGCGCTGCGAACTTCGGACGGCAAGGGCGAAGGCGAGCAGGACAATTCCTCGTGCGACGTTGAAGACTCGCATCAGGAATTCCGCGATGAAGCGTTCCAGCTTTTGATTGTGGGCTCCGGTCCCGGTGCAATTCGCGGATACATCGCTTACACGGACGCCGCGCCCCTGAACGAAAACGACTCGGGCCGGTGCGAGACAGACGAGACGAAAAACAATTACGTCCGACAGGATGGCGCGGCCACTGAGTCGGACAACATCCCGGAAGCCATCGAAGATTTTCAGGCGAACAATCCGGAGTTCACTTCGACTCAGGTCGTGACCGTGGAAGACGGCGGAATCGTGGAAGTCGCGTCCGGCTCCGCCAAGAGTGTCATCTCTCAGGCGAACGCCGACTACGTTGCGCAGTGCATTGCGACTCGACTCGCGTGTCACAATCTCGAAGAGCAGTTGCCGCGACTGGTGTCGCAAGGAGAACTAGCGAATGAATGAGTTTGATTCCTTGCGCGCGATTACGCGCCGGGCAATTCCGATTGACTACGTGTCGCCGTTGATTTGTCACAACGACGTGCCGTTCTCCGCGTCCGGGACTGGCGACCTGTCGCTACTGGACATCCTCCCGACACTTCAGGAGGCCGGGCCGGTCGTTGCGCTCACGCAACCCGACGCCGGGCAGAACCGGCTCGAATGGATGCTGGTCGCGAACGCCTACGCCTACGTGGTCTATCGGGCGACCGTCGCAGAAGGACCGTATGTCCTCCTGACGGCAGGCGTAATCGAAAATTTCTATGTGGACGTCCCCGACGTGTCCGGGACGTATTATTACAAGGTCACAGGCATTGAGCCGAACTACGGCGAAACGCTTGCGTCCAACATCGTGTCAGGAACAGTCTAATCTATGGGCGCTCTCAACAAAACTGGTTTGGTCCTCGTCGCGGCTCCGCTGCCGTCGGACTTTCGCGGCAACATGCAGGCTCTTTTTGCGGCCTTCGTCGAGCGGCTCCAAATCATGTCGCCAGTCGGCACGAACTTTTTCGTCGTCGGTGACGTCGAGCCGGAAACGAATCAAGGTCCGTGGCTGAAGGACGGAACGAAGTGGTATGTTTTCAGCGAGACTGAAGCGCGGTATATTCCCGCCGACATCTCGGACTCGCTCCCGCGTGTCTTTACGGTTTCGTCCGAAGAACCGGCGGCTCCCGGAACGGACGACGCGACTATTTGGTTGCGCACGGACAACGACCGCGTAATCGGCTGGTATTTCTGGAACGGCCTTGTATGGCGTCCCGGTGGCAACGTGCCGCCGAGTGGCACCACAGCATTGCGCCCGTCCACTCCGCAGGACCTCGAACAGTATTTCGACACGGACATCAATTGCCTGATTCACTACGAGCGCGGCGCATGGCGCACG